CTGAATTGTTCAAACCCTAATTGCTCAGGCCAGACCTTCTCATCAATATTGAAAATGTGTTTGTATTTTGGTAGATACAACTCCATCTTATCAAGCAGCAAGTTCTGAACATCACTCCATTTATCTGCACGCCTAGTGATATTCAATTCAGTAAAGTGTCGATGCCCTTCAAGAAAGGTATCTTCATGGTACTCTTTATCTGCTTCAAAACGGGTGATGATATCTTCGCATTGTTCTTTTGTTAGAACATCATCCCAGTAACTTGTATATTCCATTATACTCTAACTCCGTCAAATTTAGAATTGAATCTCTTCTCACGATTACCAAAGGTGTTTATTGGTTTATCGGGTATCTCTTGACCACTATCTGCAATGTTTGTCTGTGCATCAGGTTCAGCATCAAACAATTTCATTTTGGCTCGGTCGATACCAACAACAAATCGTTTGAATGTATTTGGATCAGAGTAACGATTCTTCAACTGCTTCACCATAATCTGACCAAGTTGTTCAAGTTCTTCGGTGCTTATCAAAGCAAACATGAAGTCAGCCGTTGCAGGCAAACCAAACGATTCAGAGGTATCTTCAAGACCTGGATCACTATTTGTAAAACCACTTCTTGTTGTTTGTGTTGCACTAACGATTGGCACACCAAACTCAACAGCAAGACCACGCAACTCTTCTGCAATCGCCTTGATATAGGTATAACTGTTAACACTATTGCCAGGTTTCATACGGGCTGATGAACAGATATTCAGATAGTCGATGAAGATAATTTCTGGTTTGAAATTCTTCTTTAGGTGTAACTCTTGCAACAATGCGCGGAAGTGTAGTGTAGAAGCCGCGGCAGTCGGATACTCTTTGATAATCAGTTTGCCTTGAGTCTTATTCTTCAATGCATTAAACTTCCTATCATAGTCTGCTTTACTGATTGTGTTTAGTTCTTGCATATCAATGTTCAAAAGATTTGCATCAATTCGTTCTGCAATTCTTTCTTCAGCCATCTCAAGAGTGATATACAATACATTATGACCGTTACTGATACATGATGCAGTAACATGACACATGAACAAGGACTTACCAACACCGGTACCTGCAAGACAGATATTCAATGTCTTTGTTGGCATACCGCCTTTGGTAATCTTGTTAAAGATATCAAGGTCAAAACGAATGCGAGATTCTACACGATGATAAAAATCATACCGAGAATCTGCATCGTTAATATAATCGTGACCAACATTGGCATCAAACGAAACACCAAGAGCATCACTCAGCAATTGTGGAATCTCACCCTTAGATTTCTTAGAGGTCTTGTCATCCATGATGGAGACAGATTCCATGATTGCATTATAGATTGCCTTATCTTGACAGAATTTTTCAGTCTGCTCAATCAACCATTGCTCTTCTGTTGGTTCATCTTTGTTCTGATGAATATCATTCAGTAGTGTGATTGAATTTTTTACCTGAGATTCAGTAAGACGGTCACTCTCGGTGAAGTTAATCACCAAGGCTTCATGCGTTGGCAAACTCTTGTATGTGTTTACAAAAGTGTTTACCTCTTTGAATATAACTCTTTCTGTGTCATCCGAAAAGTATTCTGCTTTTACGAATGGAAGAACCTTTCTACAAAATGTTTCATTGTAAATCAGGTTCTTCAATATTGAGTGTTCTAGACGATTCATTATCTTGCTTTATTAAAATTTGTGTAAGTATATCACCCATGATGTTAACAAAATCTTCGTTGTTTTGCAATGTATCCATGTCGTGATTGCCAGGGTTGACAAGAGTGTAACCGAATTGTAGTCTTGCAAATTCACCTTCTTCTACAACTCTTGCCTTGCCGTAATGATAAACTACTCCAGCAAAATCGCCTTTGATAATTTCAATGCCTGTAATATCAGAATCATCAAAATCAATAAAACGATAGTCTGTGTTCTCCCTAAGCACTTTCTTCTTCCAGAACTGAAGTTTCTCCCATAATGTTTCCATATGCTATTCCATATTTTTGGTTTACGAATTGTTTGAACTCATCATCTTTGAGTAATGGTTGCCAGTATTCATCGGTTTGCGTGGCGTCAAATCGAACCTTGTCGCCAATCTCACCAGTTTCTTTATTGACCTTGGCATACCAACCGTTGCTTGGCTTGCAAACAAAATTACCCTCAATCGCAATGTCGAGTAAGCCAGAATACTTCTGAATGCCACCATCGAAAGATACCGAAATAGGAATCTTACTCTTCTCTTTAACATAACGGGACTTCTCCACATTGATAATAAAATTGTAACCGACAATCTCGGTGCCTTCTTTCTCTTGCTGACGGCCAAGGATGTAAATGTTGTCAGCAGAGTAGTAAGAACCTGTACCACCACCAACGATATCTTTAGGGAACATACCAATCTCTTTATAGGTATGATTCACTACGACCATTGGAATATCTTTCAGATTCAAGTGAGGTGTTACCATACGGAACAAACTCTTAACTTGTTTCGCACGACTCATATCTGCAACAGATTTACCTTCAAGAGCATCTTCAACTTCTTTCTTCGATGCAAGGTTACCAATCGAATCAAGGATGACCATCAACTTATCACCGCGTTCGATGTTTTCAAACTGTTGCAAGATATCAAACTTCAATAGTTCAATATCAGTCAGAGGCGTATGCAACACCCGATCCATATCAATCTGGAATGTTTCAAATAATTTGACAGGAGTACCAAACTCACTATCATAAAATAAAAGAACGGCCTCAGGATACTTGTCCATATAAGCCTTTGCCATCAAAAGACTGAATGCCGTTTTAAAGTGTTTCGATGGCCCTGCCCACATTGTAAGACCAGGAATGATACCGCCATCTAGTTTACCTGAGAGTGCAACATTAATCATTGGCACCTCGGTTGGCACCATGTCTTTCTCGGTAAAGAATTTAGATTTAGATAGAATCGCACTATCTTTGATTGTTGTATTCTTTTTTAGTTTGTCCAATAAACTCATAATAACTCCTGTTTTTTGTATTATATCGTATGTTTACTTAGTTCGTGGCAATCATGCATCGTATGGTTTATTCTTCTTATGCGGTACATCAAATACGAATGTAATCCTTGTTACATCACCTACATTTACCGTGCCGTGCATCTTCTTGTTGTTGAACCACAATAGAGTACCTGGTTCAACAATAACAGTATCATCACCGCAAGTGTATTCATACTTGCCTTGTATTGCAAGATGAAACCTATCTTTATCAAGGTAATAAGTGCCAACATCAATATGTTTATCTACAACACCACCAACTGGTAGTGACAGATAACCACACCGTTTGAAGTTAGGAAAATGCCTCTTCATAAAGTTAACCATTTCGGTGTGTCTCTCATATGCAGGTGTAGGCACACAAATCTCGGTGTCACCAACATATTGATCCACACTTTCTACACCACCAACAACCAATTGCAGAACATCAGCACTCAACTCTTGATAACCATAGTTAAGTAGTGAGTCTGCATCCTTCATTTTCTTTTGGTTGCCCCAGTCTTCGGGGTATTGGTTTATCTGTTTCAACATCTTAGAAACATTGATGCCTGTTTTGATTATCTTGATATCACTCATCCGAAAAAACTCTCCAGAGAATTGGTAGTCTCAACAGTCCAACCCATGCAGTCAAGGATGATTTTGATTGGCTCAACGAATGATTTTTCAAATTGCAGGTCATAATCTATGTATTCTTGCAAATCGAATTCCTTTGGCAATCTATTCGGGAACGAGACAACGGTATCTTTGAATGGGTTCGGTGATTTAAGATAGGTAAACTTTAACTTCTCACCCTCTTTAATCATCTGATACTTCTTGTCTAGACCTTTAGCCTTAAGGTAATGATTGTATAGAATCGCACCCTTAACATGAATTGGTGTGCCTTTCTTATACATCATAACATTGTCAGCATAGGTCTTAAGACCATTCAGACCCCTAGGAAAGGAGATATCTTCGACTGGCAGTGTGCGAAATTCACTTCGAAAATCTTCGATAAATTTATGAATATCTTCTTGCGTACCAGAAATCATAAGCTTGATTGCTTCTTTCATCTTCGACCGAACCGCAGCAGGCGTTGAAGATTTAATCATCTCAAGACCCATGACCTTCATATCAGGTTCATTATACTGAACACCTTCATTGTTATAGACATTCAGAATATACCGTTTCTTGGCAGTCCAGATACCTTTATTGGACAGACCTTCTCTCTTCATCTGCATCTTTTGGGAGTATGCGCGAGTGTAGTCAGCAAGTTCTTTAAAACTTGTGTCAATGTATGGCTGAATTTTATCTTCACAGATTTTGTCCATGATGGAGATAACTCTCTCAACCTTGAAGTCTGGTTGAATGATACTGTCCACCAATGGACCAAGATTGAGGTAAATCGAATCCGTATCTGAAGCAATAACATAGTCTTTACCTTTCGTCTTAAGTAACTGATTCATGTATGCATTGATTTTGTTTTCAATCCATCGAATAGACAGTTGACCAGCAGTAGTAACACCAAGAGCCATACGCAAGTCATAGAAACGGAAGTATTGAGAACCAAGGGCACCATAAGCAGAGTTAAGAGAAACTTTCTTTGCAAGTTGCAGATTGTTATATCTTGCTACAAGTTTATCAATCTCTCTTTTCTTACCGGCATCTGTTTCGTTCTCATACTCTTGTTTAGCCTGAAGCATCAACTTCTTAAACTTCTTTCTGTCTTCATACATTTCATCCAACATCTTAGGTAGAAAACCTCTCTTGTCGGTACGGAAGAACTGACCATTTGGTGTTATTGTAACACCTTGAAGTTTTGAAGTATCAATATCTTTTTCCAGTAATGAATCAACAGATACACTCTGCATAAGAACATCACGCATTTCATCGGTGTAATCTTGTGGTTCAATCAGACACTCTGGCGAAATGTTATACTGCATCATCAGGTGTGGATACAGACTGTTCAAGTCAAACGATGCAACCCAGTTATGCAAACCAACTTGTGGTTCTTTAACATATGCGCCTTCGAATCGTTCAGTCTTTTCTTTGATGATACGCGGCGGCACAACAATCTTTTTGTCAATCAGATATGCATATGTCATTGAGTCCCACATACGAGTCTGTGCAAACACATCATCATAGTTACTCTTGGTATCATATGCAAGAGTCAAAGCCAACTCAAGCAACTTTAACTTGTCATCTAGTTTCAGAATCAAGTCAACGTCTTTGATGTTATACTCAATAAACTTTTGATAGTTTAGTTTATACAACTGATGCAGGTTATCAAACTCATCATATGAAATCTTACCTTCACCCAATTCAACTTGAGCGATGGCATCTAGTCGATATGATTCTTGTGATTTACCGCCAGGCGCATACCACTTATACAATTCGATATAGTCGAGTGCAGAGACACCAAGCAATTCATATGCAATCATCTCACGATTGTTTACATTGGCTTGGCGTTCATTGATAAGACCCCATGGTGATAGTTTCTTAGTCTCATCTTCACCAAGAATTTTACTGAAACGATTTACAAGATATGGAATATCAAAGAACTTAGTGTTCCAACCAGTCACTACATCAGGGCAGTTATCAGCCCAGTATGATAGAAAGATTCGGCACAGATTGTATTCATCTTTACACCGGATGTATTTCTCTTTACCTTGTTCAACATAATCACCGCAGCCAAACACCAAACAATTGCCATCAAAATACTTGATACAGATTGCTGTGATAGGTTCATTGGCTAGATATGGGTCAGGAAATCCATTCTCTGAACCGACCTCGATATCTATTACTGCAATAGAAACATTGTCGATATCCCAATCAACCATCGCACGGTGTTGTTCAGCAATGAATGCATACTCAAATCGGTTCATGCCATAGATTTTAAAGTTTTGAACATCGTTGTAACGCTTGATGAAGTCTCGCGCTTCACGAATGGATTCAAACTTCATAGGCTCAAGGTATTCTCCCTTAAGAGTTTTCCATGGGCTATCTTTCTTGGTCTGGAGAAACAAAGTAGGCGAGTAAGGAATTTTCGCCTTGACTCGCCTACCATTTTCTACACCACGATAAAGGATATTGTTGCCAACGCTGGCAACAGATGTGTAGAATTTACTCATTCTTACAGGTTAAATCCTGGTTTCGCAATTTGAATACCTGATCCGAATATAGTATTGTATTGATTTTCTAGTTCAAGAACCGGAGTGCTAGTCATAAGAATGTCACTCTTATTGATTGTGAATCCAGTTTTGAATTCTTGTGCATACTCAATGAAAGGTGAGAATGCGATACCACCTTGTTGATTCTGTGCAGTAGGTGGAACCGAAACAACCTGAACACATTGCTTAATGACTAGTGTCTTATCATCTTCTGATACAACATCACCTAAGATTGTGTGGTTGGTTTTAAATGTAACGAGTTTAGCAGTCATACAAACCTCAAATTGTAATTTCGGTTTCTGCCGGCAGAACGCCGATAGTAATCCATCGTTTCGGGAACAACATCTCCCGACCTTCGAAGTCGCTCATTTCAAGCGTTGGGTCTTGAACATAGCCAAGAATCTCAACCATGTCATCATAATCACGCAAAGCCATATCATACTTCTCAGCCTTGGGCATCTTGTGCTCAACCGCCACTTTCTTAGCTACCTCACGAATATTCATATAGTACCTTCAATTATTAAAAGAAACATCATAACACGATTATATCAACAGGTCAAGCCTTACTGACATAATCACCCAGTTTTGGTGGTGTCCAGCCCTCTGGCTTCAACACCTTACCATCACTTCTTTTATTGACCTTGCCGGTAACAGGATCAATCTTTGCCAAATTACTTCTAGCAACTTCTGCCCATGCACCTTCAACATCAAACCCACGCATATAACAATAACCCAAGATAACCCAAATCATGTCCATGCAGGCATCTAAATCTTCGATGTTATCTTTTGCTCGGAGAAATTCATCATATTCTTCTTCAATCAATTCAGCATACAAGTTGGCATTGTTAGCATTCTTTTCTTGGTCACAAGCCTCAATAAACTTCACAACATCATTATACATTATTTTTCTTTCTTCGAAAGTTCAGATAGGTAAGTCCTGTTTCTCAATTCAGAAGAACTAAACCTGTGATTGCGTGAGTTGTACCAAATTTTGATACCACGGTCTTCACAAATTTGCTTGCCTGTAAAGTCTTTATCTTTGTATTCTTCACCAATGATACGAACGGTGATTGGAAGGAACATCAACAAATCTTCAAGGTCTTTCTCTGTATCATAAACAATAATCTGGTCAATGAATTTGACAGCAGAGAGTTGAACATACCTTTCAACAACAGATTGAACAGGTTTATTCTTTGTGCCAGGTCGGTCAATAGTAGGATCACTTTGAACGCCAACAATCAAATAGTCACAAACAGTTTTACATTCTGCGAGCATTAGAATATGCCCTGCATGAAGTAGGTCAAAGGTTGAACAAGTAAATCCTACAGGTTTGCCAACCATATCATCAGGTAGAACTAGCATCTTTATCCACTTTCTTCAAAACAATTTTACCATCAACATCATCTATACTTAGTTTATCACCTGTTTCCCAACCCACTTCTTTCAGTAGTTCATCAGGCAATTCTATAATTGCATCACCATTATCACAAATTTCTAAAACGGAACTTTCATATACCTTGTTCATGTTTTCTACCTCAACATTACATTGTTTCAGAAAATCAACACCTTCTGTATTCTTATAGTCATTCTTATAGAATACCGATTTAATACCTGATTGATAGATTAACTTGGCACAATCGAGGCATGGTGCATGAGTGACAAACAATGCAGCACCATCACAAGAGTTGGTAGACTTTGCAACCTTTGCAATTGCATTAGTCTCTGCATGAAG